AAACTCTTTGTTAGATGTTTTTGATTTGCTTTGTTTTGCCATAATTAAAGGTAACGTACATCTTCATACGTTTTATTTACGCAAATATACAAAAAATATAGTACATTTATTGCAAGATGTTAAACTATTTTAAATCATTCCAAACATTATTAATGTGTATATCTTGATTTATCATTCTATTTCTATTAATACTGATAGAAGACCTTTGTTATAATCATTACCGTCTAATTTTATCTCTATTTTATTAGATTCTTTAGGGCAATGCCAGTCAGGATTATTAGTTTTTGTTCTTAAAAACTCTATTAAATCACTCTTTTTAATTTTAAAATATCTATTATTCATACACAAATATATAAAAAAAGACCTAACATATATATGTTAGGTCTTAATTATTTATACAAAACTCAGGGGATACTCAAAGCAATCTATTCGACTACCAAATTTCCTCCCATTTCGGTTAGCAATGGATCACCGCCCTCCGAGATTAGTTAAGCAGTTTCTAAAGCAGCGTTAGTAGTAGCAAATGTACCTTTAACAAAAGCAGTAGTATCATTGTTTTCAATAATAACCTCTCCTCTCCACTCTCCTAGAATAGTTCTCATATTCTTAGTAAAGTCGTTACCATCTAAACCAACTTCTACCATAATAGCTCCTTTCTCTGCTACAATAGCTTTAGACATATCGCCTACTAAAAAAGTTCCTTGTGCCATAGCAGTAGTAGTAATGATAGGCGCACCATCTAATGATTGAGATGAAGCAACTTCCATTAATCTAGTAACATATCTTTGGTCAGTAGCAGAAGATAAAACTTTTACCATTTTCAAAGCTGTTAAATCAGAAGGATGCATTACAATAGATAATGATCCGTTATGATTAGCTAGTCTAATTTGATTCATAGCAACTACTAAAGAATCTACATCGTTAGCGTTATCTACAGCAAGTGCAAAAGTACCAGCAGCAAAAGCAGTAGCTTGAGTATAAATACCGTTCAAGTTAGTACCTGTACCGTCTCCTATTAATACTTGAGAATCTACTCTTAAAAATAATCTTACAATAAGTTTATTTCTTAACCATCCAGCCATAAAAGTAGGATCATCTAATAATTCAGTAGATACTTTAAAGTATGCAGTTTGCTTAAGTAAAGAAACAGAAGTAACAACAAAATTGTTATCAATTTGATTCTTAGTAGCAGCTTCAGCAGTACCAGCAGCAGCACCTTCTTGAGCTGTTTCATATACCCATTCTACAGTATTACCAGCTACAGAAAGTTTAGGAACTAAAGAATAAACTTTAGCTTCTCTTTCAGCTACATTATTAACACCATCAAGTCTTTGAGCTTGTGGGATAGTACCAGTTACATTAGATGTAAAAGTCATATCTCCTACAGCTTTAGTATCTATAGCGAATGAAAAGTCATGTCTACCATTCTTAGAATTTTTGAAGTTTTCAGCATTATCTTCTAACGCTTTCTCTACACTTCCTTCTATAGCATTTACTTTACTTCCTGAAAGTTCACCGCTTTTGATTTTCTCAATAACGATACCTTGCATTTTAAGAGCATTCTCTAAAGATTCTATCTTAGATTCCTTTAATGCTTTTACTTCTTCTGATAATGCTTCATATTTAGCAGTACCTTTTTCGTCTTCAAGAGACTTAACACGAGCTTCTAACTCACTTTTTTCGTGATTGAATTTAGCAGTATAATAAGCCTGTAACTCTACAGCCTCCATACCTTTCAATTCATCAGATGATTTCTTAATAAATTCCATATTATTTTAATAAAAGTTTTAAATAAAATTCCTTTTGTGCATCTTCTAAGGCTTTTTGCACTTCCTCATTACTTGGTGTTTTCGACTCTCCTAATAAAGCATCCTTATCAAACGACTTTAATTCTATGAGTGAATTATATTTTTGTTGAATTTGTTTAAGTTTAAATTCGATATTCTCTAGCCTTTCATCAGTTCCTTTGCCATTTTTCAAAGCCTTGATTAAGGTATTCATATCGTTATTAAGATTCAATAGATAATCACTATCTATCAGGCTCTTATTAGCCTCTAAAGTTGGTGTAAATTCGTTAGCTCCAAAAGTAACAGCACTACCCTCCATAAGTCTCACTTCTTTTACATCGTAGTATTCTCCAAACTGGCTATCTTCTTTCTTATCTATCTTACCTTTGATGTAATTAAATCCTATAGAATGCTCTTTAATTATACCATCTTGATAGTCTAATAAAGCATTACTACCATCATCACTCCTACCTAATTTACTTACAGCATATAAACCAAAATTATCCTCTTTTAATTCTGTAAATACCCCTATTTGTTTAGTCCAGTCATGATGTCTTAAATGAGCTATCTTTCTATTACCTGTAGACTCTACACCTCTTTCTTGTAATGACTTTGAAAACGCTCCTTTACGTAATACATCTCCATCACTATCTTTAACATCAAATGCAGATATATAAAACTTAACCATTCTGTTAGCTTCATCTACATCATCTATAGTAAGACCTGAAGCCTTAACACCGTATGCAGTATTTAATTTATTTTTAATTGACATCTGTTATAATTTTATACACCTAATATACTTCTAGCTGTGGCATTATCAAATCCATATATTTCTATCATAGTAGTTACAGCACTATTTACTGACGTTATACCACTCGCTACACTTTGCTGTATAGATAATATCCCTTGAACACCTCCTACAGACCCTCTTAGATTTGCTTGTGCTATTGCGTTTTGATCCACTGCTTCGGGTGTGCTTTCTAGGTTGCTTGATTCTCCACCACCTACACCTACAGCACTTTCTACTAAAAGAATGTTAGCTAATTCTTGTGATACATCGTAAGTCTCTTTAAGTATTTGTATTTTAGCTTCGTTTCCTATAGGCATATTTAACACTATATTAACGCCTTCCATGTTTACCTTATCCTTATCAGCTTCTTCTTTTTGATTAGATTGTAATACCTCTATACTAGATATATCAGCTTCTAAACAGTAATTTTTATTATCGTGTTTACTCCAATCATTAATAAACCAGTTATTAAAAGACTTTAGCCATAGATTAAGATTAGGTAATACAGCCTCTGTATATAAAGACTTCTTAGCTGCATCCATATTATTAAAAGTAGTACCTGCTACATCGTTAAATAATTGAGAAGGCACAGCGTATATGTTACATAAAGACCTTAAATCTATTACACCATTTTCTATTAATTGCAAATCAGATGAACTCATACCCATTTGCAAGTATGCTAAATTAGCACTAGATACTAATGTCTTACCAAAACCTCCCTTAGCTTTTTGCTTCTTATCCCATGCATCCTGTAAATGTTCAGCATCTTCTTTACGCATAGAGCGTTCTGATTGGTCTGATAGAATACCACTAGCACCTTGATTAGTTATTATATTACCCTTAGCATCATATATATTATTACTAGATTGTAAAGCCATATTACCAGCTTGTAAAGGGCTAAGACCGTAAAGCCTATCAACTCCATCCCCTTTAGGATTAGGGTATTTAACCATCATTACATCGTCAGCATCAAAAGTAATGTTTCTAGTATCTTGATAAGAATAAGCCTTAATAGGTCTTTCTATCCCGCCCGTTTCAATGGTTACAAATTGAGATGACAATACATTTAATTCTCTAAACACATCGCCCATACCTAAAGACTTATAACCGTTAATATAGTTATTACCACTAAGCAATAAGTATATCATAGACTCATCTAAGAACTCTGTAAATGTTTGTAGTCTGTTAGGTTGTTGTAATAGGTTGTATAATTCTCCATCTGTAATTAGCTCTTTCTCTCCATCTGCTTTTATATCGTATAGCTTTAATGGAATTGTAGAAGCTGATGTACTTATCTTACGTACAATAGAATAAAGGTCTGCATTCTTAGCGTACCCATCTTCTATTACGTTAGTTTGGTTATAGTCTTGAAATCTAAAACCGCCTGATACTTGATATGTATTATAGTAGGGATTGTCATTTATATTAGTAAATCCTAATATATTTGCAGCCTTTAACTTTAGAAAGTTTTTTATAGTCATAGAAAAAAGGTTGTGTACCACTTCATACACTGTAATACGCAAATTTACAACTAATTAATATATAAACAAAAAAAAGACTACTAAATTAATAGTAGTCTTTAAATTGATAGCCTTTGCGACTTACCTAAATTTCGATAAACTTCATAAGAAGTGTTTCATTGTTTCTTCGTAAAAACAAATGTAAGTATATTATATCGTATAAAAAAATATACTAATTATTTTCTATGCTACAAAGAAATTATTTGCTTCTGTTAAATCTGTAAAGGCATAACGAGCAGCATCAATTAAATGGTTATAAGTATCAATAGGTGTATTACTCTTTTTATCGTGCCATGCGTAATTATTCAGTTCCTTCTTTAAATTGTGGCTATCAGGGTCTACTATTATTTCATACTCTTGCATGTTGGCTAAGCCTAATCTAATACTATCCTTACCCTTTGTACATGGCTGTATATTATATCCTAAATCCCATAGCTCATTAATTAGTCTAGGTTCAGCATTATCTCCTACTATTAATTCATTCTTTGCTACGTGCTTACTGTATTCGTCTGCTATCTGTTGAGTAGATAAGCCTTGTAAATACATGCACTCTTTTAGATATAGTTTATTGTCTTTTACTGCTACCTTTACTAATGTACTTGGATCTGTTACATAGCCAAAATCAGCGCCAAATATAAAAGGTAATGAGTCATCAAATACACCCTCAATGTAATCAAAAATATAGCCCTCACTTTTATCTAACCACCCACCTAATACAACGTGCCTGTACTTAAACGGGTTTATATCCTTAATACTTTGTATCTGTTTTAAATAACTATCTGAAAGGTTATCTATATTATCTAGGTAAGTTGTATGTATATGACATAAGTCAGGATGTGTAGATATAGGAACGCTTACACCGTCTATCTCTACTTGTTTGGTATGCCCTTCGAAAAACCTTTTCCATATCCAATGCTCTTTAGTAGCTGGATTCATTACTAGAATTACCCTATTATTAACATCCTTTTTACGTATAGATAAATCAATCTTATCAAATGTAGTTTCATCTTCTAACTCTTCAGCTTCATCTAATATCCATGTACTAACCCCTTGTAATGATTTAAGATTAGCAGTTTGATTACCTGAACTAGTCTTAATACCTTTGAATATAATATCAGATTTTGTACGCTTATTTACTATTGCATCCCTTGTTACTTCAAAGTCATTAGCTACTTCTAACAGTTCTATTTTTTCTATAAATTCGGGTATAATACTTAGCCCTGCACTAGACATAGTATAACGAGTGAATAAGGCTCTATGATTAGGCTCATAAGTTAACAGATTAATAAATGTAGATACTTCAAAAGACTTTCCACTACCTCTACCTCCAGTAACTAGAATATATCTCTTATCAGTTAAGTATAAATCTTTGTATTTTGGGTTAGCTATTATCAATAGTTATCTCCTTTATTCCAAGCCTTTAGAAAAGGTTTTATAAAACTTACTAAAAATATAGATACAAACACCATTAAAAATATAACTATCATAATTCTTTATTTATCATTATCAGCCCATTTAAAAATAGGCACGTTTACGCTTTCTCCATTAGTAGTTATATCTTGCTTACTAGTCTCCATTAAACCATGTAAAGACTTCAAAGCAAATATAGCTATAGTCTTATCTATTTCATTTTTAGCCGCTTTCTCCCATATAATAGACTCACATTTATTATACATTCTTTTTATAGTGCGAAAAACTTTCTCATTATCATTGAATTTCTTTAGTAGATATTGGAATAAATCTCTATATGTACCACACTTTTCAGCTATAGTAGAAATAAAGTAAGTGTTTTTATCTACAGCATTTAGGGCTTTTTCAGATAGCTTTATAGCCTCTTCTAAAGTCCATTTTTCCGCATAATTATTTCCTTTTTCTGCTGACATAATCTATATAATATAACATATATCTTCTTGAAACTGGTATTCTACTATGTAATCTCTCCACTCATAAACTAATGTTACTCCGTTCATAGTGCAATTATAATTATATTGTATTATACCATCCATTTATCTAATAGGGTTAAATGATCTTACCCAAAACCTTATTAACTCTTCCATGCTTATAGTCTCATCTTCTTCATCATCTGAAAAGTCTATACTTTCATAATCGCTTAATTCATCCATTATAAAGAACATCTCTATAGTAACAGGCATTATGTAATTATAGAATTTATTTTGTATAATCTCGATGAAAGTTGATAGTTTAGACGTTTTCATATTGCAAATATACAACTTTTTACTTACTTATTTTATCCCAATACATAACGCTATTCAAATACACTATTATTTGAGTGTTTTTATTGAACATATAATTATATGCTTTATTATCTTTTGACTCTATACTACAATCTGCTATCATACTCCTTGATTCTTATAAAGGTAATCACTAAAATACATATGCGCTTGGTTTAAACTATTTGCACACGTTCTACTTTTTACTTTCTTACCTGTAAATTTATTGCTTAATTCTACATATCTTAAACGGTAATCTACGTGTAATGTTCTAGTAGCCTCTTTCATTGTATAGTATAATCTTGCCTCTTCTAATTCAGTCATCTTTAGGTGTTTTAAAGCGAACATCAAACTGTTTTAAAGCTTCATCCGCCCACTTACTGCCTCCCTCTCTACTTGTGGAGTTGCTAGAACTCGTATAAGCTACAAATATATCTATCCACAACTTCTTTCTTGTTATATCGTGTTCTTCCTTATAATCTTTATTTTGCATAATTTTATAATAATAATAAATAAACCCCTCCAAATAATGATACTACCTTAACTACTATGTATAATAACTTATTCTTTTTAAAGAATATATCCCATAGTGCCGTACTTCCTAAATATAATAAATCCATCTTAGTTAGCTTATTTAATACAGCATCGAATAACGCCATAAATAGTAACGCCATACCTCCCATAATAAAGAAGTCTCCTTGTGCTACAGCTAATATAAACAAAGTCCTTAGAGCTAATCTACTTCTATGACTCTCTATGTAATCGTTATCTCTTAGATGCTCATAATCTATATAAGCAGATGCAAAGATAAATAGTAGTGTTATAATTAGTATCATTTCTTAAATCTTAAAAATCCTGCTTCTCTTAACCATAACCAAACTAACCCTACTAGGTATAGTATCATAAATAGGTCTTTACTACTATCTGTATATCCGTCTGTATTTAGCATTGCTATACCCCACATAACTACAAATACTGTATAAGTAGTTATTCTATGTTTTATCTTATCTGTCATATTATTTAATTAAACTGTAGCCTATTAAAAAACCTAATAACCCTAAATAGCATATCATATTAACTACAAATAATATAGTAAATGTATTGCTTAATACTCTTTTTTCTAATTTACTTACTTTCATATCTAATCTTATTTAATTTATGAACATATTTATTATAAAGTGCCAACCATTCGTATCTATCTAAACCAAATGATTGTATTTTAAATTTTGTATGACACCAAAACAATTTTATCTTTTTCATCTTCTTATCTTTTAGTTAATTGTTAGGGGTTAATAAAAAATATCACTTGCAAAATCTGCTAATTTATAGAGGTTATTTAACTCTTCTGTTGTAAGCTTTTCAAGTTCTTCATATTCAAAACATTTACTTAACATATAAAAAGGATTATAGTAAGATTCACTTACCCCCATGCTATTACTACCTTTGATTTCTTTAACATTTTTTACCTGTTCTATTATTTCTACTTTTGTCTTCTCCATAATTCCTTCTATTTAGTTAATCTTCTTTAGTTGTTAGTTTGTTACGCATCCATTTAGCACCCTTTATAAAAAAATCAGTTGGTGTTGTTATAGAATTTTCTAACAATTGAAACGTTGCCTCATCTCTTATCTCTTCATCACTCACAACGCTTTTATCTCTTTCTATTTTATTGGCTCTTTGTTGGTCAATCCAAATTTGAGCGGGATGCACAACGCTTTCTTTCTGTTGGGTTGCGTAATACAATTCAAGTATTACTTTTTCAGAAGTAGTTAAAGAATCATCAGATAATGTTTGAGTATATAATCTTTGAAGATATACAGAACCATCCTTTAACTTAACTATTACGTGAGTATTATCTAACTCATAAACACTATCAACTTTATTGCTTTCTTTTGCCATAGTTTCTCTTCTATTAAATTCTATCATTATCTATTCAAATACTTCTTTAACTTATCTTCATTAAAATCATTCGCATTAGGAGCATAATTAATCCCATTTAACCAAAAGTATCTACCTTTCCAACTACCGTTAAACATCTTTTCTTCTATTAACACTACTTCATTATGCTTTTTAAGATACTCACATAGTAATTCAGCTACTTCTTCTGATACACCTACGTTTCTATGAGTGAATATATTTAAGTCGTTATGATCTAAAGTATAATCTTCTAGTATATTATGTCCTGAATAGCGGTTAAGTATTTTCATTATCTTATTTTTCAATCATTTCAACTTCTGGAGATATCATAAACTTATCACTATCCCAGTCAAAACCTTTAGTAGCGTGTTTAACTTTTGTTACAGCCGTTCCTCCCCACCCCCCTTTATTGTTAGTAATACAAACCTCTAAATTTTCAGCGTCTGGAGTGTTTATAGCCCTGTCAACTCTTTTCTTTAACTCTCTTAATGTCATAATTACTTATTTAAATTATCGTTTAATTCTAATGATATAGCTAAAGAATGCCCTATCCTTTCCATTAATAGTTTAGATAGTTGTTTAGCCGTTTCGGGCTGTTCTTCTTTACCATCTAAATAGTCTAAACTAACCCCTAATATATCCGCTGTTTGTCTTATAATCTCAAAAGGTACATTCTTATCCCTTCCATTAATAGCAGCACTTAGTAACTGAGCTATTGACTTAGTAGTATAGCTTTTAAAATCTATCTTTTCAGCTAATACAGTTTTATCCATTTTAACATTAGGATTGTTTTTCTTGAATACTTGTATAGCTTCGTTAATTTTTAGTTTCTTCATGTTCTTATTTACTTTGATTATGTTGTTCGATAGCTAATTCTAACGACATTTTTATTAACTTAAATTTATTATCACTTCTTTTAGTATCAAACTCTTTACTAGATTTTAACCATTTAGACCATTCTAAAACAGTTTTAATCTCACATCCGTAAGATATATGATTATCAGATAAAGTTAAATTATGTGCAAAGTTAAGGGTAAAAGCTAGTTTTGTGCATTTCATTTTACCATACACCCTAGCATTACCATACACCTCAGCATCACCATACACCTCAGCATCACCATACACCCTAGCATCACCATACACCTCAGCATCACCATACACCTCAGCATTACCATACACCCTAGCATCACCATACACCTCAGCATCACCATACACCTCAGCATTACCATACACCCAAGCATCACCATACACCTCAGCATCACCATACACCCTAGCATCACCATACACCCAAGCATCACCAGACAAATTACTTTCCTTCTCTATAAATCCTCCTTTATCTCCTTTATTTGCTTTAGAGAAAGTTGTAGTACATTCAATTCTAAATAGCTTTATTCCAAATACTATTTTAAATTCATCCGTTAGTTTAAAATTCTTTTTCATAATTCCTTTTTTAATTCTATGCAATATAAAACAATTAAATCTTACAAAGCAAATATTATATTATATTATTTTTCTATATCCTTTTTAAAGTAGTCATCTACTACATCTATAAATTCATCAAACGAATGAGTAATTAAAGTTTTATAACCTCTTTTCTGTAGATGTAATAGCCATTCATTTTGATTATCTGACGCTTTATTATATCCTACCTTTAATTCTATAAACAATCCGTTATAAAGTTTATTAGGCTCTAATATACAAATATCAGGCACACCACTTTTAACGCCTTGTCTTCTTCTCTTAGCTAGATAATGTGGTTTAGCCTTAATCTCGTTTGGGCAATGAAACCATAATACATCTAATGAATCTAAGTAAATAGCACATGATGTCTGAAAGTCAGCTTCTAAACCTACATATTTTTTATATTTCTTCATTACTGTGTTAACATCTCCTTATCAATATCATATTTTTGCTTCATCAATACCTCTATTTTGTTTTGATCCTTCCTTTTATCTTCTACCATATCGTTAATAGTAGCTTGTAATCTATCTATTAATCTTTGATTATCTTCTATCTTCTTATCTCTTCTCACTACTTTAGCTTCTAGGCTTGTAATAATTGCTTTAAATTCTCTTCTTTCTTCTAGTTGTTCTTGTGTCATATCTCTTATTTTAATTGTTTTAATTTTCCGTTAAACTCTTCCATTGGTAAAGCTGCTTTTAAATGAGCCTCTAAAATCTTTATCCTTAATTTATCCTTTATAGCCTGTAATTTATGGCTTTGTATCTCTACTTCTAATTCGTGATTAGCTACCAATAAATAATTAACGCTATTGACGTTGTTTTTAATGCGTGTGGCAACCTCTTTACTATATTGCAGTACATTGGTTAACATTTCTTTTTTTGCGTTGTTAGGGGCGTTAATAATCATATCTTCTAAGCCCTTGATCATTCTAAGTAAAGCAGAAGAGTAATGATGATTTTCAAAGTTTTCAGTACTTATGTTGTTAGCTATCATAATACAGCTTTAAATTTAAACTTAATTGTAGTTAGTTCTCTTAAAAAATCATTACCATCTAATCCGCTTTCTATCCATAACGGATTACTACCAAAAGTTAATTTATATTTTTTAGACATTCTTTTTAATGAGTCGTCTATACTTCTTATTATTTGTTTTTCTGTAAAGTCAATATCTGAAAACATTTCTTTTGACATTTTAAAATAATCAACACCAATACCTCCTAATCTATAATAGTTTTTTTCTCTAATATAATTTAACTTTCTTTTTTTATTACTTATCCTTTTCATAATTCTTCTCTTAAATCTAACTCAATATTACATAAAGTTTCTATCATAACCTTTCTTATTGCTATTCTTTTTTCAAGTTTAGCCCTTTGAGTGTCGTTAATTCCCTTTCTCATGTTTTCAAGTTCTTTTAATTCATCTTGTAAAACAACTTTCATACTATTTAATTTTATAAGTATTGAGTGTTTCCAGTAGTTATCGTGTTTCATAATTCTATATTTAATTTAAAATACTAATTCTTCTGCATTATCAAAATCTAAATTCTTTGAATCTTCTAAAGGGTCTACTCCTACTATCTTAAATCTATGATGATTATATTCTGCTAATACATAGCAATCGTGAGGAGTTACATTACCGCCCGTTTGCGTTACCTTTTCCTTTTCTACAATAACACTTGTTAACATCCAGTTATGAGGGTGTGAAGTAAATCTATGTAAACTTACCCAACTATCACAAGCATTAAACCATTTACCACCACCTTCTACATCATAATACTTCATATAAT